AATTGGGGAGTGAGGAATGATGTACGGTTTAAAAACAAAAAAAGTAATTGAGTTATTGAAAAACGGGCCAAAAAAATACAGTGATGTCGAAAAGATTGTCGGGTCTTCTCAAATAGAAGAATTGGTAAAAAGGTCGGTTCTCATAAAGTTCAAAGATGAAAATCCAGATTACGGGAAAGGCCTATCTGGACAAAGGGTTTATTGCCAGTTTCTAAAAATTGGCGTTGTTGAGCATACAGATATAGGAAATGTTGGTATTGAAAAAGCAATAAAGTTACTTGAGAGAAATGGGTATCAAGTAATCAAAAAGCCCGAGTAATGAATTCACCTTTAACATCCGCCCACGCCCTGGCCTACCGCGCCGCCCGCCGCGCCATCCGCCCGAAATCACCCCTCACGGTGTCGGAGTGGGCGGACGCCAATCGCGTGCTGTCGGGCGAGGGCAGTGCCGAGGCCGGGGCATGGAAAACATCGCGCACCCCCTACCTGCGCGAAATAATGGACGCATTGTCTGAAGACAGCCCGCACCGCAAGGTCGTCTTCATGAAGTCCTCGCAGGTCGGCGGTACCGAGGCCGGCTCCAACTGGCTCGGCTACATCATGGGCCACGCCAAGGGCCCGGTCGCCGTGGTAATGCCGACCGAAAAAGCCATGGCCGACTGGGCCTCGCAAAAGTTCGACCCCATGGCCAAGGATACGCCGGCCATCGCCGCCGTGCTCGCCACCCGCAGCAACCGGGCCGGCGACAACAGCGCCCAGCGCAAGCGCTTTACCGGCGGCATCCTGTACTTCAAAACGGCCGGCAGCACGACCGAACTCAAATCGACCAGCCTGCGCTACGCCATCGCCGACGAAGTCGACGAATGGGACTGGTCGACCTTGCAGGGCGACCCGCTCGGCCTGCTCGAGATCCGCCAGACCACCTACCACGACCGCAAGCTGTTCGTCGTCAGCAGCCCGACGATGAAGGACGCCAGCCGCATCGAAGAGCAGTTCGATCTCGGCGACCGCCGCCGCTATCACGTCGCCTGCCCACACTGCGACGAACGGCAGCACCTGAAATGGCCAAACCTGCGCTGGCAAAAGTCGCCAGTCGGCCGCATCGTCCGCGCCTGGTACGTCTGCGAATGCTGCGGTGCTGAAATCGACGAGCACCACAAACCCGCCATGCTCGCCGGCGGCCGCTGGCTTGCCGAAGCCACCGACGCGCCGTGGCGCAGCTACCACATCAACGCCCTCTACTCGCCCATCGGCCTGGGCCTGAGCTGGCCGGAACTGGCCGAAGAATGGATCGAAGCGCAGGACGACCCGGCCAAGCTGATGCGCTTCGTCAATACCCGCCTCGGCGAAACCTGGGCCGACCGCTCGCACGACGTCAAACCCAACATCCTCGCCGCCCGCGCCGAACCGTACGCCCTGCGCACCATCCCGCGCGGCGCCCTGGTTCTGACGGCTGGCGTCGATACCCAGGACGACCGCCTCGAAGTGCAGATCCTCGGCCACGGCGAAGGCGGGCGCACCTGGACTATCGATTACCACGTCATCCACGGCAACCCGGCCGAGGATCGCATCTGGGACGCGCTCGACGACTACCTAACCGCCGACTTTACCAACGACTTCGGCCGCGCCCTGAAAATCGAAGCCACGCTGATCGATACCGGCGGCCACCACACCCACGCCGTCTATGCCTATGTACGCCGCGCCAAAGCACGCCGCGTCATCGCCGGAAAAGGCGCCAGCACGCCGGGCCGCATCATCCTCGGCAAGCCCAGCCACCAGGACGTCAACTGGCGCGGAAAGACCGTCAAGAAAGGCGTTGCCCTCTACACCGTCGGCGCCGATACCGGCAAACACCTGCTCTACAACCGCATCAATGGCGACAACGACCGCGATCCCGGCGAGCGCCTGGTGCATTTCAGCCAGGCGTGCCCGAGCGGTTGTCGACTGTGGCTGGGAGCGATCGACGGCGGCGGCTACGGAATCATGTGGACCGGAAATCGCAACCGCCGCGCTCACATCGTCGCTTGGGAAGAGACGAACGGCGTCCCGGTCCCGGACGGCATGCTGATCTGCCACCATTGTGACGTCCGCAATTGCATAGAGGAAACGCATCTGTTCGTCGGTACCCACACCGACAACAACCGCGATCGTGAACGGAAGGGGCGCGGACGCCAGCCCAAAGGGGAGCGTAACCACAAGGCCAAGCTGACCGAATCTGTAGTCAGGGAAATCAGGGCCGACTTTCGCTCCAGCCTGATCGTCGGAGCGAGATTCAACGTCAACCCCTCGACTATAAACCGAGTGAGGAATCGTGAAACGTGGAGGCACGTTCCATGAGTGTGCCGCGCCTCCTCAGTTTGGACCTGAGCACCAACTGCGGGTGGGCGCTGATGGAGCGCGGGAGCCCACCGACGTTCGGGACAGAGAAGTTGCCGCCAGCGTTTGGAGGCGAACAAGGCCGCCGGTTCGCGCGGCTCTACGAATGGCTCTCGGACATGCTCGCGCTGCACTCGTTCGACGCGATCGCCTACGAGCGCCCCATCTTGCCGCGCAAGTCCGGCGACCTCGCCACCACTATGGACACGCTCACTCTGCTCTGGGGCCTCTGCACTGTGGTGCAAATGTTCGCGCACAAAGCCGGGATGCGCTGCATTGCCTGCCCTGTCGAGCAGGCGAAGATCACGCTCACTGGCTCCAGGCTAGCGAAAAAAGACCAGATGGTTCGCGCCGCCATGACAGACCTCAACTGGAAGGTGGCGGACGACCATCAAGCCGACGCTGGCGCCTGTGGATTGTGGGCCTACGAGCAGCTGTGGCCGAAGGCGAGGCCGCAATGACCGCCGCCCGCTCGCCCTACGGTGACCTCGCCGACGACATTGCGCTGCTTGCGACCGACGGCAAGGTCATCCGCCGCCACGATGGAATGTACCGCCTCAACGGCGCGACCGAGAAGCTGACGGCGGCGATGGTGCGCGGGTTGGCCGCCGAGGTCCGCAACCGGCGCATGGCGGCCAGGTCGGCGGCGAAGCCCGACGCGCCGCGGGCACGGATGGCGAGTCACGAGATCACGAAAACGAGGGAAGGGACGCCCTCGGGCGACGGCGCAGGCACCCTGTGCGAGGGCCAGGTCGGCAGCACCGTCGCCAAAACATGCACGAAGTGCGGAGGGCCACGATCGAAGGAGTCGAAGGGCCTTTGCGCCGGCTGCTACACGCCGAAGGGGTGGCCGGGCAATCCGAAGGCGGAGGCGCGGAATCCGTTCGGCGCCCATTGCCGCTGCGGCCAGCTCCGCAGCCACGGTGGCCGCTGCTGGGCGCGGCGCGGGCTCGACGGGCCGGCATCAGGCAAGCGCAAGCCGTGGAAGGCGCCGCCGCTCGTCTGCGAGTGCGGCGGTCCGCGCTACCGTGGGGCCTTGCTGTGCAGCGCCTGCTATCGGAAATCGAAGAAGCCGCAGCACGCGCGCCAGGACGACGAGATCGCGGCATTGAAGGCCGAGGTCGCCGAACTCAAGGCCGCCGTCGACCGGATGCGCGCGCACCTCGCGATGGATGTCGGGCGATGAGGCCACTCGCCATAGACCTCTTCTGCGGGCTCGGCGGCTGGACATCCGGCCTGCTTGCCGAATGCTATGACGTGATCGGCTTCGACATAGAGCGACACGTCTACGGCGAGCATCGCTACCCTGCTCAACTCGTCATTCAGGATGTCCTCACGCTGCACGGCTCGCAGTTCCGCAACGCCGCGCTGATCGTCGCGAGCCCGCCGTGCCAAGCCTACAGCTACCGCGCCATGCCGTGGAAGCGCGCAAAGGCTCTGCCGCCGCCCGACAATAGTCTGTTCGATGCCTGTTTCCGCATCCAGCGCGAGGCATGCGCTGCGGCTGGCCGGTATATCCCGCTAGTGGTCGAGAACGTGCGCGGTGCGCAGAAGTGGGTCGGGCGAGCGCGCTGGAACTTCGGCAGCTTCTATCTTTGGGGCGACGTGCCGGCGCTGATGCCGATAACGGCCAAGGCCATCAAGGTCTCGACGATGGGCGCGGGTTGGTACCCGCCGGACCATCCAAAGCACGTTCGCGGCCTCGGCTTCAACACCCATGCCGAGCGCGCAATCAAGAACACCGGCGGCTCCTGGTTCAACATCGCGCACAACACCACGAGCGGCAAAGGGCAGAACCCGGACGGGCGGAAATACAAAGGCGATTGGTTCCGCGATCCTGATTGCCCGACGCGGCAGGGCGGACAGACCGACCGCAAGTATGACGTGCCGGCGCACGACGGCGTGAAGCAGCCCGGCATCAACCTTTCCGAGATCGGCTTCAACGTCGCCAACGCGCACGAGTTCGGCCACATGGTCGAGGGCGTCAAGATCAAGCGCAGCGACGAGGACAAGCGCCAGCACATCGGCACGAAACGCAAGTTCGCCAGCGCGATGATCGCCAAAATCCCCGAACCTTTGAGCCGGCACATCGCCGCGACGTACCGACCGAAAGCGAGAGCCGCATGACAGAAGGCATGACCCGCGCGCTAGAGGCCGCGGTATGACGACGCGAATCCTCATCGGGGATGTCCGCGCCAAGTTGGCAGAACTGCCGGACGAGAGCGTGCATTGCGTCGTGACGAGCCTGCCGGAGAGCGTGCTGGCCTACGCGGCTGGCGTTATCGACAGCGACGGGTCGATCGGCATCCGGCGCAGCACCTACGCTATGCGGGTCTCCGGCGAGGCGTCGCAGCCCGTCTATGCGACCCGCATTTGTGTCAAGCAGGTCACGCCGGAAGCGGTGGCTCTGCTGAAGGAAACCTTTGGCGGCTCGCTGATGTTGCAGAAGCCTTCCGCTGCAAAAGGTCGTCCGCTCTATTATTGGGAAATCCACAGTCGGCAAGCCGTGGCGTGTCTGCACCTGATCGCGCCGTTCCTCCGCATCAAACTCCTGCAGGCAGCTAACTGCATTGCCCTGGCTTCCCTCATTGAGAAAAGCAAGGCTCAGCGCGTGGCGCACGGCAGAGGACATGCGGGCGCCGCTCGTCGCGATCCGGTTCTGTCGGCTGAAATGCAGCAACTCTACGAGCACGCGAAGCACCTTAACCGAGTCGGAGTGCGCCCATGACGGTCCGGATTCTCGTCGGTGATGTCAGGGACAGGCTCAAAGACCTTCCTGACGAATCGGTTCATTGCGTGGTGAGTTCTCCTCCATATTTTGGCCTGCGCGACTACGGCACCGCGTCATGGGAAGGCGGCGATCCGGCGTGCGATCATGTCGAGAAGAATGCGCGCAACGACGTGTCTGCAGAAGACTTGGCGCGGCGTGCAGCGCAGTCGAGCGCGGGCACAGGCGACGGGTCGAAAGTCAAGCCCATGCAATTCAAGGGCGCGTGCAACAAGTGCGGCGCGATCCGCGCTGACAAGCAGATCGGGCTTGAGGATACGCCGGCCGCCTTCGTTGCCTTGATG